GGCTGTTGCGTCCCTGCCGGTGCATTTGTACCGGTATGCGGGGAAGGGGAAGGAGCGGGTGTATGACCATCCTTTGTATTATCTCCTGCATGACGAGCCGAACCCGGAGATGACTTCTTTTGTGTTCCGGGAGACTTTGATGAGTCACCTTTTGATCTGGGGGAATGCTTATGCGCAGATCATACGGGACGGCGGGGGCCGGGTGCTGGGGCTGTATCCGCTGCTGCCGGACCGGGTGGAGGTTGACCGGGACGGTAAGGGGGAGATTTTTTATGTTTATGACCGGTACAGTGACGAGAATCCGAACTTTGGGGAGTACGGCAGGGTTTGTCTTCGGCGGGAGGATGTGCTGCATATCCCTGGGCTTGGGTTTGACGGGCTGGTGGGGTATTCGCCTATTGCCATGGCTAAGAATGCGGTGGGGATGACGCTGGCCTGTGAGGAATACGGGGCGGGGTTCTTTGAGAACGGGGCCACGCCGGGAGGCGTTCTGGAGCATCCGGGGGTGTTGAAGGACCCGGCGAAGGTGCGGGAGAGCTGGCACGCTGTTTACGGGGGTTCTAAGAATGCGGGGAAGGTTGCTGTTCTGGAGGAGGGTATGAAGTACCGGCAGATCGGGATTCCGCCGGAGGAGGCGCAGTTTCTGGAGACCAGGAAGTTCCAGGTGGATGAGATCGCCAGGCTGTACCGGATTCCGCCGCATATGGTGGGGGATTTGGATAAGAGCAGTTTTTCTAATATTGAGCAGCAGTCTTTGGAGTTTGTGAAGTATACGCTGGACCCCTGGGTGGTGCGGTGGGAGCAGTCGCTGCAGAAGGCGCTTTTGCTGCCCCGGGAGAAGCGGGAGTATTTTGTGAAGCTGAATGTGGACGGGCTTCTGCGGGGGGATTATCAGAGCCGGATGACCGGGTATTCTGTGGGGCGGCAGAATGGGTGGCTGTCTACGAATGATATCAGGGAGATGGAGGATATGAACCCGATCCCGGCGGAGGAAGGCGGGGACTTGTATCTGGTGAACGGGAATCTGTGTAAGTTGAAGGATGCGGGGCTGTTTGCGGGAAAAGGGCAGACGGGGCAGGAGCCGCCGGACGGGAGGCAGTTTCGGCAGGAGGATTCCGGGCTGGGACTGTGAGGTACGGATATCTGGAAAGTGGAGTGTTCCGGCTGTCATGGGCGTGGTGCTGTAGAGATGGACCGTGGTGAATGTTGTGTGGCGGATACGGACGGCAGTGTTCAGGATTTGCTGTGTTATGGTCTGTGTGAAGTGGAAGGTATGGAGTTGAGTGAGGATGCATACAGGGAGTTTTGGGAGCTGGCAGGCGGGTGTATCTGCTGGCTTTTTTGTGCGCCGGTTTATGGGGAACGGCGGAAAGTTTTGGAAGAATCGGAAAGTGAGGTGCAGGGATGAAGCGGAAGTTTTGGAACTGGGTACGGAATGAGGCGGATGGGGAGAGGACGCTGGTTTTGAACGGGGAGATTTCGGATGAGACCTGGTATGGGGACGAGGTGACGCCGGCGCTGTTCCAGAAGGAGCTGGATGCAGGGACGGGGGATATTACGGTCTGGATCAATTCTCCGGGCGGGGATGTGTTTGCGGCGGCGCAGATCTATAACATGCTGATGGAGTATAAGGGGGACGTGCGGGTGAAGGTGGACGCTCTGGCGGCTTCGGCGGCGTCTGTGATCGCCATGGCGGGGACGGAGGTTCTGATGTCTCCGGTGGGCATGATGATGATCCACAATCCGATGACGATTGCCATTGGGGACAGTAAGGAGATGCAGAGGGCGGGGGAGATGCTGGACGAGGTGAAGGAGAGTATCATGAACGCCTATGAGATTAAGACGGGCATGAGCCGGGCCAGGATTTCCCATCTGATGGATGCGGAGAGCTGGTTTAACGCAAGGAAGGCGGTGGAGCTTGGGTTTGCGGACGGGGTTCTGTGTGGGGACGATACGGAGGATAAGGAAAGGGGCGGGGAGCCGGAGGGCGTGATGTTTTCGCGCATGGCGGTGACTAATTCGCTGTTGTCTAAGCTGGTGCCGGAGCATAAGGAAACGGAGAAGAAGGTTCCGGTGGAGCAGTTGGAGAAGCGGTTACAGTTGTTATCACATTAAATTTATGGAGGTATGGAGATGAAGAAGATTTTGGAGTTGAGGGAGAAGCGTGCGAAGGCATGGGAGGCGGCGAAGGCTTTTCTGGACAGTAAGAGGGGCGAGGACGGCCTTTTGTCGGCGGAGGATACGGCTGCTTATGAGAGGATGGAGCAGGAGGTTGTGGATCTGGGGAAGGAGATTGAGAGGCTGGAACGGCAGGCGGCGATTGATGCGGAGCTGAATAAGCCTACTTCGGAGCCGATTGTGAATAAGCCGAACAATGACCCGGAGGGGGACGGGAAGAAGGGGAGGGCTTCGGACAAGTACCGGAGGACTTTCTGGAATGCCATGCGGCGGAAGAGTTTTTATGATGTGGAGAATGCCCTGCAGGTGGGGACGGATTCGGAGGGCGGGTATCTGGTGCCGGACGAGTTTGAGCATACGCTGGTGGAGGCTCTGGAGGAAGAGAATTTTTTCCGGGGGATCGCTACGGTGATCCAGACTTCCAGCGGGGACCGGAAGATCCCGGTGGTGGCCACGAAGGGGACGGCTTCCTGGATTGACGAGGAGGGGGCTTACCCGGAGTCGGATGATTCTTTCGGGCAGGTTTCCATTGGGGCTTATAAGGTGGCTACGATGTTGAAGGTGTCGGATGAGCTTCTGAATGACAGTGTGTTTGACCTAGAGGCGTATATCTCTAAGGAGTTCGGGCGCAGGATTGGGACGAAGGAGGAAGAGGCGTTCTTTACCGGGGACGGGAAGGGGAAGCCTACGGGGATTTTTAATGCTGCGGGCGGGGCTTCTGACGGGGTGACTACGGCAGCGGCGAGTATTACGTTTGACGATGTGATGGATCTGTTTTATGCGTTGAAGTCGCCGTACCGGAGGAAGGCGGTCTGGGTGCTGAATGATACGACGGTGAAGGCTCTGCGGAAATTGAAGGACAATAACGGGAATTATATCTGGCAGCAGTCGGTGCAGGCGGGGCAGCCGGATATGATCCTGAACCGGCCTTATTATACTTCGGCTTATGTGCCGGAGGTGGCGGCCGGGGCGAAGGTGATGGCTTTCGGGGATTTCTCTTATTACTGGATCGCGGACCGGCAGGGGAGGTCTTTTAAGAGGCTGAATGAGCTGTTTGCGGCTAACGGGCAGGTGGGTTTCCTGGCGAGCCAGAGGGTGGACGGGAAGCTGATTCTCTCCGAAGCTGTGAAGACTATGGCGATCAAGGGGAGCAGCGCCGGGGCGTAAGGTTTCGGGGTGTTTTGGTTTTAAAGGCAGGAGGGATACGGGATGGCGGTTGTGACGCTGGAAGAGGCGAAGCGGTATCTCCGGGTGGACAGCGGGGACGAGGACGGGTTTATTTCCGGGCTGTTGGAGACTGGGAAGAGTATGTGCGCGGATATGGCGCGGATGGAAGCGGAAGAGCTGGAGGGGCATCTTCCTATGGCGCGGATTGCTGTTCTGTATGTCACTGCGTATCTGTATGAGCACAGGGAGCAGGCGGACCATGAGGAACTGGTACAGACGCTGCGCTCTCTGTTGTTCGGTATCAGGAGGGAAGTGTTCTGATGGCGGAGTGGAGCGGGGGCAGCGGCAGCAGGGACGGCGGCGGCTTCCGGAAGGGGTATCCTCTGGGGGAGTGGAAGGAGCGGATCACGATCCAGAGAAGTTCCCTGGGGAATGATAAGGCCGGGAACCATGTGCTGGTCTGGGAGGATTATTTCTGCTGTTCGGCTTTTGTGAACGGTCTTTCCGGGAAGGAGTATTGGGAGGCGGCGCAGGTGAACGCGCAGAGGGATATTTATTTCATTATCCGGTATTGTTCGGAGGTGGCCGGTATGGACACGGAGCATTACCGGGTTTTGTTTCGGGGGCAGGTTTATGATCTTGTGTTTATTGACAATGTGCGGTATCAGAACAGGATGTTGAAGCTGCGGGCTTCTTTGGTGAAGAGGTGATTGGGTGTCGGAGAATCA